TGATAAGTACACAAAGAATGAAATCATTCTACAACTTGGCAAAGGTAGCGGTAAAGACTTCACCTCTACTGTGGCTTGCGCTTATATTGTATACAAACTACTATGTCTCAAAGACCCAGCAAAATACTTTGGAAAACCAGCAGGGGATGCAATAGATTTAATTAACGTTGCTATTAACGCTCAACAGGCTAAGAACGTTTTCTTTAAAGGCTTCAAGTCAAAGATTGAAAGATCCCCATGGTTTGCTGGTAAGTATGAAGCAAAGGTAGACTCTATTGGTTTTGATAAATCTGTTACAGTTTACTCTGGACACTCTGAGCGTGAATCTCATGAGGGTTTAAATCTTTTGCTTGCAGTGCTCGATGAGATTTCTGGTTTTGCATCTGAGGTTGCAACTGGTAATGAACAGGGTAAGACTGCTGACAATATTTATAAAGCATTCCGTGGTTCAGTAGACTCTCGTTTTCCTGATCTTGGAAAGGTAGTGCTTCTTTCATTCCCCCGTTATAACGGTGACTTTATTTCTGAGCGGTATGAAGCAGTAATTGCTGACAAAGAAGTAGTAAGCAAAACACATAGATTCATAATCAATCCACTACTTCCAGAGGATGACAAGGACAATTGGTTTGAGATTGCATGGGATGAGGATCACATCAAATCATACAAATATCCAGGAGTCTTTGCTATTAAAAGACCTACATGGGAAGTAAATCCTACAAGACAGGTAGATGATTTTAAGATTGCTTTTATGACAGATCTTGGCGATGCAATGATGCGCTTTGCTTGTGTCCCTACATATGCATCAGATGCATTTTTTAAACAAGCAGATAAGGTTCGTGCTTGTATGACAGCCAGAAACCCTTTGGATCAATTCAGAAGATTTGAAGAAAACTTTAAACCAGATCCAGACAAGGTTTATTATGTCCATGCTGACCTTGCACAAAAGCACGATAAATGTGCTGTTGCAATTGCACATGTTGAAAAGTGGGTTAATGTTCAGGTAATTAAAGACTATGAGCAGATATCACCTATTGTTGTTGTAGATGCTGTTGCATGGTGGGAACCAAAAGTAGAAGGGCCAGTAAACCTTTCAGAGGTAAAGCAGTGGATACAAAATCTACGCAGACTTGGATTTAATATAGGTCTAGTCACCTTTGACCGTTGGCAATCTTTTGACATCCAGAATGAATTGCAGGCGGTAGGCATGAGAACAGAAACAGTTTCTGTAGCCAAGAAGCATTATGAAGATATGGCTATGCTTGTGTATGAGCAAAGACTAGTAATGCCTGCTATCGAACTTTTGTTTGAAGAACTAACAGAACTTAAGATTATGAAAAATGACAAGGTAGATCACCCACGCAAAAAATCTAAAGACCTTGCCGATGCCGTGTGTGGCTCTATCTTTGGTGCCATATCCTATACACCCAGAGATCAAAACCTTGAAGTAGAGGTTCACACATTTAGAGGACAGCCCCGTAGAGTTGACACGCTCCCTGAGAACGTGATACAATATAAACCTAACCAAATAGAAGATATAAAAGACTATCTGGATAGACTAAAAACAATATAAAACAAAATGAATAATAAAAGGAGAAAAATGAATTCATTTAAGAAGATCGCTCTTGTCGTGGTTGCAGTCATGACTATGGGCACACTCGTAGTGACACCTGCAAGTGCCAATACCGTTTCAGTAGACGTAACAACTGAAGTATCTGGTTCTGGTACAGCAGCCTCACCATTCACAGTAAAGGTTCCTTCTGACAACGTAGTAAGCGTTGCAGATACCACAACTGCAACAAATAACGAAGCACTTCTTATCACTGCTACAGTAGTTGCTGGAACACCAGTAACATTTACTGCAGTCGGTGCTAATACACGCCTAGTATCTACAGTTGGTTCAACAGTTAATGCATCTGCTGGATCATCTTCAATTACAGTAACGCCTGCTTCAACAACAGCGACTGTCTATGCATATACAACAAGCACTGCTGCTTCTGCTGTTACAGTTTCTGTAACTGGTGCAGCAACAACAATTTATCTTAAGGGTGTTGCAGGTCCTGCATATGACCTTAAGATGTCAATCCCTGCTTCAGGAAATATTTCTGGCAAGGTAACTGCAACTCTTGATGTAGCAGATATTTTCGGCAACGCTGTTGCTGATACAGTAACTGTTACTACTCTTGGTGGCGCAACTGCTGGAACAGTAACTGCTGATGCTCTTGTAACAGGTCGTTACACATCAGAGATCTCACTTCCTGCAACTGCTGGAACTGTTGCTGTCGGAGCGTCTATTACTGCTCCAACATCTGTTCCAACAATCAAGTTGGCAACAACTTCTCAGACTGCAATCGTAACAGTATCTGATCTTGCTGGTGCACTTGCTACCGCTAACGCTGCACTTGCTGCAGAAAAGGCTGGCCGTGCTGCTGATAAGGTAACTGCAGATGCTGCACTTGCTGCTGCTGTAGCAAAGGCTACTGCCGATGCTGCAACCGCTAAGGCTGCTGCTGATGCTGCTGCTATCACTGCTGCTGCTGAAATTGCTAAGTTGAAGGCTGATGCCGTAACCGCTAAGGTTGCTGCAGATAAGGCTCTTGCTGATGCAACTGCTGCACATGCTACAGAACTTGCAAAGGTTAAGGCAGACAATGCTGCATCAATCGCTGCAATGAAGAAGGCATTCAATGATCTTGCCAAGAAGTGGAACGCAAAGAATCCAAAGGCAAAGGTTACACTTGTTAAGTAATTAACATAACAACTTGGGGAGTGGGGAAACCTGCTCCCCTTTTTGTTTTGAGGTGATATAATTAAGTATGTTTGATTTAATGGAAAAAGCAAAGCAAGATGGTAAAGTACTGACTGTTGAAAAATACCATACGCCAGAAATTACATGGGAAGATGTAGCAAAATTTTTATACAGTGAGTCACTTATACCAAATGAAATACTTAAGGATAGAATTTTAAATCAAGGCGGTGCCTTTAGAGGTAATGTTGAAATTCAATCAGGTCTATGGTTTGCTCCACAAGGCAGAAAATCAATATTTAGTCATTTTAAAGGTGTAACTGAATTACTATATAAATTAAATAAATCTATAGACAATACCAACTGCGATTATTATGAAGGCAAGCACTGTAACTGTAGCAGTGATTGGCACTTGCAAGGAATAAGAATATCAATGACTGATAGGGTTACTGGTTATCATCAAGATACCGTTGATGCAATTTTTTGGCAAATACTTGGAACATCTTTGTGGGAAGTAGATCAAAAAGAAACTTATGAATTAAAACCAGGAGATCTGGTTTATTTGCCTACTGAAACAGCACATAAAGTTTGGGGCGTTGGCCCAAGATTAGGTCTTATAATTGACAATCTTAATACAACATATTTGAAATAAAATGCTATAATTATCCTATTAATTGTGGAGGATGAAAGGATAATTAAAAAATTAACAAGAATACTTACAGCAACTTTATTGGCTTTCGGATTCAATCTTTTCATTCCAGAAAACGCTAATGCTACTTGTATAAACCACATTCAATCACAAACCATAGCAGCAGCATACGAAGGCGATGCAGAACCTACAGTCCACCATATGGATACATGTTCTGGAGATGACATAGGCTATCAAATACCAATCGCAACTACCGTGACTTTTGACGGGGTACAATATGAAAACATTTATGCAACAACTAACTCAGTAATTACATTTGGTCAACCTGATCCCACATACTGGGCATATCCCAATACACCATCTATCTCCCTATATTCAATGGACTGGTTTCCAGGAGTAAGCGGAACATCTGGTTTGGATATATATTATTCAGAGGGCGGGTTTCAATTAAATCTAAATATGGTTCCTTTTGGTAACTATGGGGCACAACCAAGCACAGTAAATATATTAGTGGCTATTACTAATACTGGTAATTTAGCGGTGTCCTATAGTTATCAGGGTCCTGAATATCCAAATCTTAGAACAGGAGTAAGGTTACATAATGGTGACATTGTCTCTCTTGAGGCATGGGGAGCAACCCAAGTTTCTGCTTCTGAGCCAGTCCCTGTATTGCAGGCAGAGCCTATTCCAGAGCCTTCCCCTACTCCTACACAGGAACCATCCCCAGAACCCTCCCCAACGCCCACAGAAGCCCCTATAACGCCAGAAGAACAGCAAGAGCAAGTAGCAGAGGCAGTTCAATTGGCTGGAGAAATATCAGACCTTAATAATCTTATTGCTGCAATAAATGGGGAAGAAATAAATGAACCAGAAACAGAGCCTACAACTGAACCAGAGCCAGAGCCAAGTCCTGATTCTACAGAAGATCCAGATTTACCTGAACCTGATGTTGAAGTTGATCCAGAGATTATTACTCCAGAGGATCCAAGATTCCCTGATGATGAGCAAACTGAACCAGAAGACCCCACTCCTTCTCCAAGCCCTGATACCACAGATGGTGGCAGCGAAGAGACTGATCCAACTCCAGAGCCTTCAGAAGAGCCAACATCTCAGCCAGAGGAAACAGATCAAGGTCAAGAGCCTGAACCTGAGCAACCTGTTGAGGAAGAGCCTATAGTGCCAGCACCAGATAATAATGACACAGACGATAGTAATCCAATTTCAGCAGATGAACTTAATAAGTTAAATAAACTAATTGGACAAAACGATGCTAAGTTGGCTGCCGAATTATCAAACATGCTAACTGAATTATCCACAACAGAGGAAGAAGCAGTAGCAGAAAGTCTTGGAATTAAGGCAGAAGAAATAGCAATAATTGCAGAAGCAATTAAAGACAATCCAGCAATAGCAGTGGCATTTGTAGAGTTTGCTGGTAGAGCAGAAGAAAACGCAGGTGCCCCAATGCCATATACATTAGCGGATGCTATTACTGAAGTACAAACAGAAGCATTTTTAGCAGACCCACTTGGGGTATTGACAAATATAGACTTTGAAAAATTATTAAGCCCAACAGAATGGGGTAAAGATATGACAGATGATCAGAGAGAAAAGGTTCAAGAGGTAGTCATTCCTGTTATTTTGGTAGGAAATATTGTTAGTTCAGTTATGTCACTAAGGAGGTTATAATATGAACATGATTAAGAAGATAGTTAAAGGACTATTTAAGTGGTTTAAGGCTGCTGTTATTGAGAGCATAGCCCAGATATTTACCATACTTGGCTTCTTTATTGCTTGGCTTACCCTTACAGGTACCGCCCAGCAGGTAGTGGGGGTAGCCACATTAATATCAATAGCCCTATGGCTTA